GACATTGACCGTACCGCCGCCACTCGCAACACGCAATGGTTGCCCATCATCTTCCAGCCAGAAATATTGGCCGTTATCAAGTACCGCACCATCCAACGTCAAAGCGGTATCACCAACAGCTGCAGCAGCGTTCAATTCATTGGCATTGCCCGTGCCAGCAGCCACAGAAGGCGCACAAGTATTCTGACACATAAAGATGTCGAACCCTAACTTACGACCAAGAGAAGCCTCTCGCATGGCCGTACCCTCATCACCTACCTGATTAGCAGTGATGAACATATCAAGCTTCAGAGTTTCCGTCTCTGTTCCCGGTGCTAAAATTAAATTACGTCCAGTCATATACGCCTTATTCTCATTCATCTTCTGTCGAGCGTCGAGAATCGTGGCCTTGGCCGTAGTGCTACTGAATGATCCAAGAATACCAACAGAATTATCCAGGAATTGGTAAACCTGACCCAAAAGGGTGCGGTCAATCTGCTCCGCCATAGCCTTAGCGGCCGGCTGCAAATACTCCTCGATCAAGCTCTGGAAACTCTTAGACTCTTCACCATCACGAATCAGAAAAGACACATGGACATGCTGATCCAACGGCACAGCAACATTAGTTGCTTCAGCGTCCTGAACTGTCACATCATCATTGGCGCCCTTACGTTCAGCAGTAAACGAACTAGGTCTACGCGTGTTGACAATATCCCCGAAGTTGGCGACTTCGTCCGAGAAATCAGTATGTACAAGGCGGCCAATAACCATATTCTCTTCAAGAATTGCAAGACTTTCGGCCGCCCAAACTTCTGGCACCCAAGCGTCAAGATCATTAACATACTCAATAAACGTAGGTTTCGATTTCAGAAAATTAAGCATTAGTTTTCCTTTAACTATCGGTTTCGTTTAGAGAAACCCGGAATCATAACCCGGCTCAGTTAGACAAAGAGTTCCGGTCTCTCTTTGCGCAGTTTCCGGTAAGCAACAGGATCTTTTGCGATTTTAGCTAAATTTACTTTTTTACCAGCTACAGAACTACCAGAACCACCAAAACCGCCCTTTTTGTCTCCTTCAAAGAGATTTCCATATTGTGGCAGTTCTGTCATTCTTTTAACAGCGTCATTAACTGTTAATTCTAAAACTACTGGCTTGTCATCTTTGTCTTTATCGGAAAACATAACACGCGGCTCAAATATTCCAAGTGGCTTACCAGTGTCGTCTAATATTTCCGATAATTTAGTCTTTGGGGTTAGAATAGCCGAAATTTGTTCAGTTGAGAACGCCTTGTTATCAGCTGCAGCTTTTGTAATTTCTGTGTCAACTAGTAATTGCGAGTGTTTGTTTCTCCACGTATCGCGTTCAGTTGTCAGTGTTTTCAAATCTTCAGCAGTCTTCTTTGAATTTTTCTCAGATGCTTGTCGAGCCTGCTCTTCTTTAGTCATAAATTGATTCTGAAGTTCTTCAATGCGATTTTGAAGTGTATCTCTTTCTTCAGTTGTCAAAGTAGTATTCTTTTTCAAATTCTCTAACTCTGTAGCCATTTCTCGCTGTTTGACTTGGCTCTTACGTTTTTCATCAGCAAGAAATGTATTTACTTGTTCTTGCGTGAACGTTTTTACGTCTTTAGCAGCAATGTCGGCCCTGTCAGTAGCGTCGGGATCGAAACAAGTAAAACTCAAAGATTTAAGAAACTTAATCATTTGTTTTCCCTACTTATGCGGTTGTAGGTCCCCTAGGAAACTCGGTTTAATTTAATACCTTTAGCGTCAGCTAGATACGGCATAAGATACCGCCATGCTGAAGCCGAAGGTATACCAGCAGCAATGTGATCAAATTGAGCAAATGAATCTTTTGACGTCTTAACGCCCCCATACGCATGGGAACCTACACTCAAATTTTCATATTCCAAATCAGGTTCGACATCATCGAGCAAGCTAAAAGCCAATTCAAAACAGGCGATTTTAATATCATCAGGAATCTCTTCTGTTCCGTCAGCCTCATCCCCGTAATACCGTGGAAATTCTAAGTCTTGAGTAGTCGATACTTTGATGCCAGAAAAACGTAACCTATCAATGCGCGCTGACGCTTCTGCTAACGCAATGGTTTTATTAGTAGAAGATGCTTCATTCCAAGCCAGGACATGAAGTCGATTTTCAAAATAAGTATCTGCATTGATGTAGGTGTCGTAAGCTGCCATTAATCATCACCCTGAAGTGTCCAAAGTAAAGTAATGGTTCCACTAACCGTTAGCGTATCGGCCGTGACACCGGCATCGGCGTCATCTAATGTTACGACATTCAAATTAACTACCGCAGCGGTTGTTGAACCGTCATAAAATAGGGCCGCAGCAAGTTGCGATGACTCAATCGCATCAGACGTACCGCCGGTTAAATCAACTCCAACTTGACCCGGAACTATATTATCTTCTGTAGCTTGAAGGGCAAAGTTGGTACCATTGGTTCGAGCCGTTGTGCCGACTCCGATTTCAAGATCAGCAGTGTCAGAAATGCCTCCAGCACCTGCAATAATCAGGCCAAGAGGAAACACTACATGCGCACCTAGAAATACAATATGTCCGGCAGGCAAAGTGTAAAGAGCCAGGGTTCCCCAATGCGCATCCGTGGCGGGGGTCGTGCCATCCGCTGTAGTAATCACTACTCCATTTAATGTTAAAATCGTTTTATGGAAAGCGTCATTGCCTTCTTCTTTGACAGTTAAACCGGCAACCGTGGCTAGGGTGCCATAACCACTAACAACTTCTGTTAAATTGTGTTGAAACATCTTAGACTCCAATCCAAGCCAGGTCTTGCGCTGCCACGGTTGAAATCGCGTAAAGATTTACCATTTCAGAAATCGGAATTGTAATACTCGCACCAGGAACTATTGGAAAACCGCCAGTAACAGCGTTAGTATCGGCGGTTACGCCGGCGCGTCCAATCCAAATATTGACCGTATTGGCAGGGTTTGAATATAATGTGACACCATACCTAAAATCATATTTTGTTGATAATAGTTGAATAGCAGCCACGCCCACTGGAATATGTCCATGATCTAAATTTATACTTGGTATTGTTTCCGCACTAACGTGTACTGGGTGCATCATGTCTCCTTAAAAAGGCTAGGGCCTCCATGCCCAGGCCGTTGATTTTGAAATTTACTCGTCGCCTACTGACGTCCAAACAAAGGTGATCGTACCATTAAGGGTCAATAGATCAGGCAAAACACCAGCGTCTGCATCATCTGTCGTAATAATATTAAGATTGGCTACACAGGCAGTGGTGCCATCAAAATGCAACGCAGCGGCCAAATTGCTCGATTCAATTGCATCAGACGAAGCGGCTACCAAATCCACACCCGTTTGTTCCGGGATAAGATTATGTTCAGTTGCTGCAAGGGCAAAATCGCTCGTATTACCTCTAGCCAAAGTGCCAACGCCTACTTCAAGGTCAGCAGTATCCGATAGGCCACCACCGGCACCAACAGTTGCCACAATACCTGCAACTGGAAAGACAAAGTGCGCGCCAAAGAAGACGAGTTGTCCGACAGGGAACGTGTAGAGTGGAAGGGTAGCCCAATGCGCATCAGTAGCCGGAACCGTTCCATCGGTGGTAGCGAGGGCAACATTAGTAAGAGTAATAATGGTTTTATGAATAGCGGCGTTGCCACGCTCCTTAACACTAAGACCGGCGGTCGCACCAAGTGTGCCTATTGTATGGAGAGTGTTATCATCAACACCAAGATTACTATTTTGAACAGCTGCCACTTCTCTAACCATCCGTGCCCAATCCCGATAATCTGGAGCAGCCATTCTACCATCATCACTATCCCTATTTCCACTATCACCATCCCACGCTGAAGTCGGAAAAGTAGCCGTTCCATCTAATCCGTAACAAGTAAAAGTAGTCGTTTTCAGAAATTTCATTTCTTTTTCCTTTGATTTTAGAATTATTCGTCGCCTACTAATGTCCACACAATGGTAATCGTACCATTTAACGTGAGCAGGTCAGGTAAAACACCGGCATCCGCATCGTCTACTGTTACGATATTTAAGTTGGCCACATTGGTTGTAGTT